TTGATATACAATGCCATTTCAATACCTGCGTATTGGAAACGCACAATACTATTATTGTGCATCTGCGCAAGTATGCCTTGGTGCGTAGCGAGGAAATGCTCGTCAAACTTTAACGGATATTCGTAGTAATATACATTGTTTTCCAATATATATTCATCCATCATTTCGTCAAGTTCGACTTGTGCTGCACTTATATACGATTGTGGTAATGATATGCCAAGGATTACAAATTTGTCGCCTGCGACTGGTTGTTGGTAAACGTTCGGTATAAGCCTACCAAACGTTTCGTTATCCTTTTGAACTATAACCTCTATTTGCCCCAAATTAGATTTTGGGTACTTGTCAAGGTCACGTTGTGAGCCATCGGGTGCAAAGTTGCCGTCGCTATCGTAGAAATTCTTTTTATAGTCTTCCCAATCCACTTGTACAGGGAATGAACAACCCATACAAGCACCACTACGCATGTTGATGGTCATTTCCTCTGTGACCGCAGCACTTGCGTAAAGGTCAAACGAAAGTTGTGGCAGCTTTATCTTAAAGAACGACTGTATATACTCGCCATCGTCATTCATCGTGTCATCCCAAACGGGTGTCGGGTCGGCATGAATCTGCAATATCTTATGCGTTTCATTGTACCAAGACGATACAATCTTTGCAAAAACAAAGTTGCCCTTGATAGAAACATCAAGTGTTGCTACACATTGTGGCTCGTCCCATTCGAAATGATATGGTTGTATGCTTGCACTAGGCGTAATGTCTGCCGTATCGGGCGTATAGTGACAAGTAACATCGCGCAAACGCGTGATAAGCACCAAGTCGTAGCCACTCTTGCCTTGCGCGACCATGCTTTCAACCCTAGCGTAGATGTAGTTGTACCATTCGCGATAGGTGTAATACTCGTCGTCTTCGTCGTAAGGTGTCGCGCTTATGATTTCCGCATCACCAAGACGCGGGTAAACATCTTCGAACTGGTGAATCTCTACCGATGGTGCAAGCGGGTTTATGGGATTAGGAAAGCTACCCGTAGCGTCGCGGTAGTCTATGATTTCCGTTGTAGGGTCATAGCCCGTAGCGTTAGGATTGACTTTCTTGTTTACCGTTTCCGTGTACGAACTAGGCATAAGCGTAGTACGTGTGAACGGATGCTTGATAAGGCGCACGCGTTGACCGCCAACAATACCGTCGTAGATAGGATAGGAATTAGCCGCGTTAGGGTCGTTGTTTATCGTATAGTCCCAAGACTGGTTGCCAGTCCAAGGAATTTGCGGATAGCCATACGGAACGTTTCTTTCTGCGCCATAGCCAACAAGACGTGTAACGATTTTGTTGTTCTTTGGTGTGCGAGAATTATTCTTAAGACCAACACCCTTACCAAAGCGGAATACAAAAGGCGTGCTTGTCGGTTGTCCTTGTGCATTCAACGTGTATATCTCTTGCGACGGCAAACCAATCGTGATAAGGAATCGCTTACCATCGCTATATCCTGTTTCACCAGACTTGATGGGCGAAATGATAAACGGTATTTCCCATTCGTCATACTCTTTCTTTAAGGCATCGCTAATAAAGTTTTTATCGAACTGCAACACCTCGCTCATCTTTTGCCTTGCCGTAGTGTCAACCGACGGCGAAATTGTAACAAGCCATTCGGTATAGCTAAGATTGGCATTGAGTTTTACTACATATTCGGTCAACGTTCCAATCCAAGAAAACGTCTTGTTTTGCGAAAGGTATTTCTTTTGGCTTTCGTCGATAGCAACGTCCGTAAACGGAATATTGCTCAACATGTACATAGGATGGTAGAACTCGAACGAGTATTTTGTCATGCCGTTAATCTGGCTGTTGTCCGATACCATTCCTTCGCGCAATATTGTTGGTGGATTGACAAGCGTGTACTTTACGCCATCCACTACAATATATTCCTGCATTGTCACAACCAAAGTGTTATCACGATAATACACGTCACCAGTCACCTTGTCACCAAGGGACATAACGACACTATCAACAACCGATTTTCTAAGAACTAGATTGTTGAACAACGTTCCGTCAGCATTGTATATCGGAAACTCTTGGTTATATCCTAAGGCATTTTGAGCCATCTAAACAATTTTACAAATGCAAAGATAATTACTAAAATTGAAAAACACATGGAAATCCAGAATAATTTAGGAATTTTTATCACTTCTTTCGTCGTTTCCTTATACTCCGTAACCACGCTATCTCTCCAACACGTATCATGCCTTTCGACAATACGGTCACGCCATCTCGTCTTTTCAACGTACTTTGTGTTATATACCGTGTCGCCTTTTTGGAATACTGTATGATATATACTATCATGTGTGTGCTGTAAAAGGGTGTCGTGAACAACTTCTTTTTGATACTTGACTACTTCGCGGTCAACATATTCAATCTTTGTTTTTGTTGCACATGAACTAAGCACCATAACAATAAGTAGTACAATAGTAGCAAGAATAGGTGTTCCGCAACCTGCATTGTTGAGAATTTGCTGCTGTTTCCACTCATTGTACATTCTTCCTATTTCTACATCTTTCTTGTCCATAGTTATACTATTGTTATGTAAACTTTTTCTCCCTTTTTCTTTGCTGGTAGCAAGCAATCCTTCATTAGCTTGGTGAAAGTCTTTTGTGAATCCACCACTTTACCCACGACCTTGTTAAGCCCAACGAGAATGCACCCCTCTGTGTCGGCAGAAGAGTTCCCACAATGAATAAGAACACCCTCGAATTGAGGAACATTCAGCAACCTTGGCAAATAGCCATTACAAAGATTCTTATAGAACGCCTTGTTGCCAAAACGATTTGAAAACACGTTCTGCACAACCTCGTAACGACCACATGGTATAGCTGTTTCACCTTTCATCTTTGGTTTGCCATAGAAAAACCTGTCTTGGTCTTCAATTGTGTCGCACACGTATTTGCCATTGACGTGAAGTTTGCCGATTGTGTACCCATTTCGTCTTGCTATACGTTTAAGTAGTAATTCCATATATTTATTGGTTTATGTTGTTGTCTTCATCTTGGCTGTTTTCGTCGTCGGATTGTATTGCGCCGATATTAACCCTTTTTCGGTTTAGGCATCCAACAACATTACAAAGAAAAGGGGATAACGCCTCAATTTTTCTTCCCTGTCTTGATATTTGCCTCTTTAAGACGAGTATCTCATCATCCATTTTCTTGTACTTTTCTCGCATCTCATTGTTTTCAGTCTTTAACACAGAACGCTCCTTGCGCATATCCTCGCAATAACCGTCAAAGTCTGCAATGGTTTTTTGGTACAGCTCCTGCATACCTTTCCAACCCTCTGCCTCAGCCTGTGTTGCCTCCCCTTGGGCTTTTTGCTTGTTGGCTCTGTAATAGATAAACCAACCACCTCCGAGGAAAACCGTAACTATTGTGTTTATAATGCTGTAAATATCCATGTCTTTATACGTTTTGTTCGTTTGGTTGGTTGTCAATAATCACATCATTACGGTTTCTTGCCACGTTTCCTGCTGTCTGTGCAGCATCATCGGCGGTCTTGTCATTGCGGGACATAAGACTGCCGCGTTCCTTGATAACGCGCTCAACCTCGTCTGGTGCTGCATCAGGACACTTCTCCAAAACAGTCTGGGTAGAAAGGTATGGAGCTTCCATTCCAAGGTTGACGAGCTTGGTGTTTGTTGTTTCGAGTGACCAAGGATTAATCTTTGCGCCAATGCGAACCTGTGAAAATTTGCTTGCACCGTTGCTTTCGAGGTCAAGACCCTCTTGGTGCAAGTATACCATATCGTTCACAAAGCGTTGCCAATCCATCGCACTTTGAACAGCAAGAGAGTAGTCGTTAGACATTGCAAGGGCAATACCATTACCGCCACTGTTTGATGTAGTTATATCTTTCGGCGTGATAAACGACGTGGAAGAAAACAGCGAAATCTTTTCTTCAAGGGTTTTAAGATAGTCATCCATTGTCTGTGGCTCTGGGAACTCCAATACCTTAACATCTTGTTTGCCAATTGATGTGTCACTTGAAAGGTTTACTATAAGTGTACTTGAATCACGCTGTAAGCTACCCTTATCCATTTCTCCCCAAAATGCAAGGGCAAATGTACCAAAACGCTTTAGTGCGATAGCTGCTATGTTTGCCATCAACTCCCACATTTCGATGCTTGATTCTGCATATTCCCAAGCCACCTTGCCACGTTTGATAAGGAACGGGTTGCGAGAGAATCCATGAAGCTCAGAAGTAACCTCCCAACCAGTATTTCCTTGCACACAGCGATAATGCTTCTTGTTGTCGAATGTATCAATAACTGTCTTATTGTCTACTTGATAGAACAAAGAACGTGCAACTTCATTCCCGTACTCATCGTAATTTGGTGTCATTTGATAACCATCCTCATACGAAAAGTTTGTCATCGTGTATTTGCCTTGTTCTTTATCATAAGAAAACAATAATCCACAATTGCCAAGTTGCTTGCAAGTGTTGATTGCCATGTACTTGTTCCACTCGCAGTTGCGCCACATCCATTCCTGCTTGATTTGGTCAAACAACTCTCGCTCACCGTCCTCTGGCTTCGGGTTAAACAAGCAGAAATCAAGAGGATTTGCCGTGAGGTTTCGTACATGAGCAGAGTGTATCAACTTTTGAAACGATGCCGTCTGTGTAATCTCCATCATATTTGTCGGCAACTCTTGTCCGTCAAGTACGACCTTGATATGTGGTATTGCCTTATTTAATATAATATGGTGTAGGTCTGGACGATACTCTGTTATATACAAGTCCTGTGAAATCGGATTTAGATTCAGGCTTGCAAATCCCGTTTCGAGCGTGGTGTTGTTCAATATACCACTCTTTAACTTTTCATAGCCATGTAGGTTCTTTGTTCCACCTCTTGTAAAAGGCTTCATCTGCATTAACCTTATAGGCTCTGACAAAAACCAATTTATGTCTCTTTCTCTTTTCATCTTATATTGTACTTAAAGTTTGTAACATCCAGTCGTTGTTTATCTTGATTTTAGGTCTCTCAAGGCGTGTGTCAACTTCTTCTTGACTATTCACGCCAAGCAATGACAGCATGTCGCTTGCCTCAAGAGTCTTACGCATTAAGCCAGCATCGTCACGCAACATTCTATGACAGTCGTATATCATACTGCCACACATAAGTATGCAATTGTCAAACAGGTCGGGAGACATGCCTTTTAGTAAAGACTTCATTGCCTCTTTGTTCATCATGGCTATACGTCCGTTCGGTGTCTTGAAGAATTGGAATATACGACTCTCGAACAACATGTGCTTTAGGATTGTCGTACCTCCACTACGCTTCATATTCTGATGATAGTAGTGCGACTGTGCAAGACGTGGCTCGTAATGTATCAAGCCTGCCTTAATCATTTGCATTGTGATATGTCCTGCCTCATCCTTTCGTGTCTTAAATTGTGCCTTGCCGCGATTGGATGCCTGCTCTGCGCCACTGAATTGTTTTGAGTTTGGAAAACACTCACGCAAATAACCGAAACCCTGCACATCAATCATCATCTCACTTTCCTGTAGGTTATGTTTGTCCCGGAACTGTATAGCCATAATGACCGCATCCCTATTACTGTTAAGTGTAGAGAATTTAATATCTCGGCAAATAAATCCTATCTTAGTCCACTTTTCCCAATATTTTAGGATAAGGTTGTCGAATCCAGTAGT